GTTGTTCTGTAACAATCACGGAGAAAAATTATGGCTACAGTCAGAATGTCTAACGAACTAATCAAACAATTGTGTGAGCAGTTCGAAAAAGATTATCAAAATATCAACCCTAGACCAGCTGTTAATGATCAAGAATCTTTAGGCGTTGAACTTTACGATACGTTTGCTAAACCTTTGTATGAAAAGGTTAAAGGAACGTTTGAAGAGCTAAAAGAAACTGATACTGATGCAGTGGTATGGGATGTTAAAGAACATATGAAAAGTGTCTTTAACAAAGAATCTTTTGTAAAAGCTATTATTGAAGTGCCTGAATATCATAGAGTACGTAAAGATTATCGTCATGATGGTAATGAGCTAGATTATAATCTTAAACACTATACTGAAAGGTATGTGCGAGATGATGATCATGGAATGACTAAACATCAATTTAATATTGATTTACCTTTTGAGGGTAATTTTGTTGGCGATAGATATGGTGGTTCTTGTATGAATCTTAGTAAAGCAAGCGAACATGAGCTAACTAAAAAAGTTTATGCTGCTTACAAAACAGAGTTTAGCTATGACCAAACGTTTGCTGACAAAAAAGCTGACTTCTTTGATTTACTTGATCGGTTTCAAACACTTAATCAAGCACTTAAAGCTTGGCCCCAACTTGCTAATATTGTAGAAAAAGTGGCACCAAGTAAAATGGTTACGATCCACAAGAAAACGGAACGTAAGAAAAAACAACAAGACCAAGCACAATATGTTGAACAAAATGCAGCAGCATTTAACAATGTAATTCTTGGTTCACAACTACTAGGAGATGATGATGATTCCTGAGTTCACTCGTGCTAGAGCACAACTACTATTGAAACAACCTTTCTTTGGTACGTTGTGTTTACGTTTGACACCAATTGAAACAGAAGAGATACCTACTGCAGGTACTGATGGTAAACGTTTGCTTTACAATCCAAAGTTCTTCTTGGACATGACTGACCAACAACGTATTGGTTTGCTTGCTCATGAAGTTATGCATGTAGTATTTCTACATATGGCACGTCTGAATGAACGTGATCATTATCTATGGAACGTAGCTGGTGATTATGTAATCAATCTTGTTGTGCGTGATGCAGGCTTGCAATTACCACCAACTGATTTGCTTGATGACAAGTATGCCAATATGACTACTGATGAAGTTTATCGCAAACTTCAAGAAGACCCAGATTCACAACCTCAAGGAGGTGGAGCAGATGGTAAAGAATCATTTGGTAATTGTGTACAACAGTCATCAGCTGTCAACAAAAACCCTGGTGAGTTTGAGGCTGATATGCGTGTAGCAATCAAACAAGCTGCTGAAGCAGCCAAAGCCGCAGGTAAATTGCCAGGTAGTTTGGAAGCTTTGCTTGGTGATCTAGTCGAACCAAAAGTTAACTGGAAAGAACGTTTGGCTAGATTTTTACGTAACAACAACAAATCTGACTACAGTTGGCAGAAACCTAATCGTAGGTTTATTGGTCAAGGTTTGTATTTACCTAGTATGTATGCACCATCTATTGAAGAGATTGGTGTTATTACCGATACTTCAGGTTCACGTACAGACGAAGAACTTAACCAAGACCTTGGTGAGATATCAGCTATGTTGATTGATGCTAATGTCGACAATGTACATTTTATGCAAGCCGATACTGAAGTAACTGCTGAAGAGACATTCACCCGTGAATCGTTGCCTTTGAAAGTTACTATGCAAGGTCGCGGTGGTACCAGATTTGGGCCCGCTATTGCAGAAATGGCAGACAAACATCCAAATATCTCTTGTCTTATTTATCTTACAGACCTTGAGGCAAGCGATTTTGGTACTGAACCACATTTTCCAGTTGTGTGGGTATCTAATTATTCAACGGAGGCACCATATGGTGAAATTATCAAAACGAACTAAACACATGCTTGGAGTTATTAACAAGTATGCAATACGTGGAGTTGTAGGATTACTTGGTCTATTTGCAATGGCTATGCTCTTACAACATATTCTAACATTCATGCTACTAGCTGTAGTCTTAGGTAGTATGGGTTATTTATTATGGAGATTTGAGTATGCCAGCTAGTATTATATCAAGTGTAACAACAGCGTTATGGATTCTTATTGAGCTAATTCAATTTGCATACATGGCTTGTTTAATGTGGAAAGGGAGGCACAATGCTAACAATCGGAATATTCAGCGCGCTAGGACTGTTGTTGCTAGCGCTTAAAGCAGGTGGCAAAAAAGCTATTGGTCATGACATTGTTGTCGATGTACTAATTACTGCCACACTTATGGTTGCATTCTATGGCACTTACAGTGGCATGACTGCAGCTATGGTGGGTGGTTTGACTGCTTCTATTGTTTTATTTCTTATGAGAAAAACAATGAGACATCAAAAACTTAAACTACAGAGTGTGCAAAAGCAATTACTTGGGTTTAATTTTTCTGTGCCTAAACTTACTTGGCAAGATAAAGAACCTGAGTGGCGTCAGCACAATCAATACTGGAGAAAGTAATGGGTAAAATGAGTGACCTACATCTTACTTATACAGAAAACGGTTATCTTATTCATGAGGCTCTAGGTAAATGGTTAATAAGTATTGAACCTTTTAGAGCTAAGTTAAACCATGAAATTCTTACAGACGTGCTAGAAAACGATACTGATTTACACGCAGCTAAATACGAAGTTTTTTCAGTTTATTTTTTAATTTTTTTAGAAAAATATATTGGTGAAGATTTAGAAGCACAAGCTTTGTTGTCTATACACCCAGAAGCTCATGAAGAATGCTTTGAACAATTTGAAGAGTTCTTACGAAATGTGCAATAATATTGCCATGACTTATAAGGACTTTGTGTTACATATGTATTCTGAAAATTGCAAAGAACGTGAGGCGTACAATTCTACACCTTATAGTTCTTTTTTAGAGTATGAACAAAAAAACAGAAGTTTCTTGAAAAAGAAATTTACAACAGATAGTTGAAACTACCGGCTGCACAGACGGCTAATTCCGGAACGCTATGGAGTGCTAGTGGTTAATTGCAAAGCTGAATTAAGACTTCAGCATAAGGTGACTTATAGTCATACAACCGCATAAGCCTAGATACCAAGCTATCTGTTGTATCATTAATACGATAGTGAGTAACAGATACGACCGCAATGTTGGCTAGAGATCTCAGAACTACACAGAGCCAGGAGTCAGTGTAGCAACTGCTAGATACCACCTTACTCACTATCTCTAAAGAGGAAAATTATGGACAATGTAAATCAACCCCCACACTACAACACTGGAGAAATTGAGTGCATACAAGCTATTCAAGCTTCTATGACCACTCGACAATTCCAAGGCTACTTAAAGGGTAACGTTATAAAATATATGTGGCGTTACGAATACAAAAATCAACAAGAAGATCTTGCTAAAGCCCAATGGTATTTACGCAGGTTAATGGAGACTTATGAAAACGGAGAAACTAATGGATCAAGTAATAAAACGAACGATGAATCAATACCAAGTGACTAGTAAAGGTTATCGCAATAAACATCATTATCATAATAAAGAGTCACGTTGGTGCGATTTAAATAAAGTGCCATATGCTAGAAATGGTTATCTCTATGGTCCAGAGACCGTTGAAGATCAAATTACTGGCGAAACTTATTATCAAATAGATGGTTACAATAACAAAAATTTCTATCGAAATTTATATGATGGCACTTTAGACCCTTCAACTTTATTTAAAGAAGGTGATACACTTTTAATAAGACATCAACAATCAGATGTGCGATTTAAAGTCACTGAATTTAGTCCTAGAGCTAACAATATGGTAGGTACTAGATATTTAAATTTATCTTGGACGTTTGACGCAGAAGGTTATAAACAGTATCAAACAAATAACTCTCAAGGTTCAAAAGCAAATTGGCAACTATGGCAAGACAGAAGTAGGTATTGGACTACTGCTTCAGTTAAAGATAATGTACAACATAATAAAGTTGCTAGACCTTGGAGTTGGCAAGCAGTGCCAAAAGAAGTTTTACTTAGACTACAATTATTGGGGTACCAATGAAAACAAAAACTAAATATAGTAATGGTGGTTATCTAACTCAAAGAAGTTTAAATAATATTAGACACGAATTAAACAAACGAGGTAAATTATGTCAGAACAAAGAAAAATCAATAGTATCGCAGACGCAGTAAATATTATTGATGAACTTGTTACTAATGAAATGGAATGGTCAGATGAACCTTCAGAAGACTTGCAAAAAGCTTGGGACATTATTAGGAATAGGTTATAACTGTGCATGCTGAATTTATAAATAATAAACTTCATTACTTTGGTAACGATAAAGAGTACGAGTTTGTATTTACTGATGAAAAATATCATAACTATGCAACCTTAATTATCAAACCTCAACACTTAAAATTTATTAAGAACCCTAATAAAATAACTAAAACACAAATTATAGAAGAATGGTTTGCAACAGAAAACGAAACAACTAAAGAACAAAATAACGCTAAACGTAGAAAGAAGAACAATGAAAAATGAACCAATGACTATGAAGCAACATATGGAAATGATGAAAAAGATTAGAGCTCATTTAGAAAGCTTGCCAGAAAAAAGAGAAGACCGACCCGGCCCTAAAGTTAAACGTAAAAAGAGCCCACCGAAGTGAGCCCTTTAAACATTAACAATTGATACTAGGAGAATAATCAATCCTCATAGTTTAAGATAAATTTACGCTTAAGTAAAGTATCCAGTAACTGTTATTGTACCAGCAGCACCTGTACCAGGTCCTACTTGTACGTGTACATCAATAGTTGTATCACTAGTAAAGTCAATTGGTTCAATTGCGTCATCATCTGCACTTAATGCACTGAATAACTCAATACCACCAGCTTGACCAATAGTAGATCCATCTTTAATTGCAGTAGAAGTACCAGTCGTTTCAGTAGCTGTGTTACTGTGACCGATATCTAACACAATTGCAGGAGATCCATTTGTGTCAATGTCAGTAGAAACAACTCTTAACGCGTGCAAAGTTTCCCCTGCGAATGCATTAATAGTTTGTACTACATCGTTGAGTGCTAAAGCAGGAACTGAGATCGTAGCCTTTCTTACAAACATTTGCCCTTCTGGGAAACCTTTGAAAGCTTGATTACTTTCTACATTACCACTTTTTCTTAAAGTTGCTATAGTAGCCATTTAATCACCTATAAGTTAGTTAAATTTACGTACCACTTGTTTTTGTGATACCCTATTAAAAAACATAAAGCATTTAGGAAAAATGTCAACAGTTAGGAGAACTACATGTCAACTTATGTAATGGTTAAGAGAAATACCAAAAGTCACTACTCTTACCCCGATGAACACGCCCCCTTTATACAATATAAAAAAGTACGCCTTAGCGTTGCCTTCAATATGGTTAACTCTCGTATTGGTTGGGAACGTGCTAAAAAAGGCGAGTACGAGCATTGGCAACAGCTAATGTACAAACACAACAGGAGATCCGAATGAATGTAATTACACTCGACTTTGAGACTTATTACGACACCCAGCACAGCCTATCTCATCTTAGTACTGTGCAATATGTAGCATCAGACTTATTTAAAGTTTGGGGTGTTGGTATAAAAATTAATGACGCACAGACTGAATGGTTCGGGGAAGACGAATGTGCGGACGCAATCAAAGCTATACAATGGGATGACGCTGCAGTTGTGTGTCATAACACTTTGTTTGATGCATACATACTGACGCAGCACTACAATTGTACACCTAAATATTATTACGATACCGCAGCCATGGCTCGTGGACTTGCACCCAACGAAAGTGCTTCACTTAAAGCTACTTGCGAACGTATGTTCCCTGACGATAAAACCATGCGTAAAGGTGACGAACTTATAAATGCTAAAGGTATATTTGATTTACCACCTGACATCGAAGAACAAATAGCTGGGTATTGTATACAAGACGTAGATCTAACTTATGCGTTGTATAACAGAATGCAACCGACTTATCCTCAATCAGAACTAGACATTATAGATTTAACTTGTCG